TGCTATGTATCAAGCTCCACTTTCAGATAAAGAATTCGATCTTAATGCTGAATTAAAAAGTAATTATCAACCAAAAGAGCCTGTATGGTGTATCTTTGATCAATATCCAGATCAAAAGACTATGAAAAAAGTTGGATGGGTAGCTGAATTACAAGAAAATTCATCCATTATTCATGTTCCATACGATTTACATGATCTTCAAGTTGGAGCATTATTCTGGATTCCTACTGGTTTAGATGATGGAGAACCAAGATTATTTAGAGTTATTTCAATGTACACTAAAATGATCTATCCGGCAAGTGTTGCATGTGAAATTGCTCCAGAATATGAATCTACAGATGAACCAGTTTTAGTAAGTGATTATGATACCTCTACTGATAACTTATTATTAGATTTAGAAGGAGATGACTAATGAAAAAATATATATTATGTGAATCTCCAAGTAAATACATTTTAAAAGAAGCAAATGAACTTAAAAATTGGACACAAATATTAGACCCATTAATTTTACAAGATAATAGAGAATTCGATGAAAAATATGATGAATATCTAGAAGAATATTGAGGTAAAGAGAATGCTGAGATTGTTAAAAGAGATTTAGGTAAAGCATTTGCTCAAGAGGTAACTCAATTTGGATATATGGAAGAAGATAATCCATTTATTAGATTTTTACATACGAATAATTGTGAACGTCTTCAATGGTTTAAAGACGCAGATGCTAGATATATCTATTTACATAATGCAGCTGCAAATGGTTATGTTAGAGAAAAAGATATGGATGGAAAGGGTTACTTTGGTAAAAAACATATAATTTTTTATCGAGAAGCATTCTCAGTATCTGAAAAAGTTTTTGATTTATATTTAAGAATCCTAGATAACTTTAAAATTGATGGACAACCATTCAATAATAAAGAAAATTTATTTGATCAAATTTTCTTCGATCATGGAAAATTAAGAACTAATTATATGGAGTTAGTTGATGCAAATAAACAAGCATTTGGTGCAAAGGCACAATTAAAATCTGATAATCAATCATTGGAATCAATTTTCAAAGCTTATCTTACTCCATCATTTACAAAAGATAAATTATTCCATTTAGTACTCGATAGTTTAAGTCTTAATGCTTATAATTTAGGTGAAGAAAAAGATGCTTTATTGAATATTTTAAGTATTCCACAAGCATTAGAAAAGAATCAAGCAGATGATAGACAATGGCGTAGAGCTTGGAACTATGTTCAATTTAATAATCAAAAATTAATTAGTGAGTTTGCATTAAATATCTATCACGATAAACATAAAAATGATACTTCTAAAGATGAAGAAATCCGAGGTTTAGTACATGCATTTTTCAATAAGCTTGGATAAAAAATATGATTCTTTTAAAGTAAAAGATAAAATACGTGTAACTGCTGTAAATAATGTGCTTAGATACTCTCATAAAAGCACAGAAAGAGCTTTAGATAGATATATAAAAGAACAGTATAAAATGTCTTTAGAAGATTTATGTTTAGTTATTATATATAGTACTAAAATCGAACAAGTAGCTCCGAGAGAATATACAGTGATTATTCCAGACCCACGTTTAGATGATGCTGCAAGATTAATTACTTTCGGTGACGGAAAATTATTTGGAAGTAATATTCTCTTAAAAGCTTTTGATTGGAAAGGAGTTTATTAATGGCAACTCAAAAAGAAGATATGCTATCTGGTATAGCTTTATATGATATTGCACTTTGAAATAAAATTAATAAATATATTCCTCAAACAGGATTAAATACTCAAAAGGTTTACAAGCCAGATCAAATGGATCAATTTTTAAAGATTATGGCTGATGAAAATAATGATAAAAAGATATTATTTCCATTAATTAAAATTGATAGAGAAAAAGATTTTGAACTTTTATCAAATATTAAAAATTTAAAAACATTTAACGGTAATAAGATTTATCAAGATAATGACCAAACAATGGTTAGTAATGTTATCCCAATTAAATTAAATTATCAAATTAATATTTTTACTGGTTCTTATAATTCAGGATGTGAATGGGTTAGATCTTTATTATTTAAATTAATAAATAATCCAGTTATAGATATAACAATTCCATATCAAAAGTCAAATTTAACATACGTCACTAATATTAGAGTTCTTCCAACTATTTCAGATATCAGTGATATGTCTCAAAGACTTTATCCAGGACAATTTTCTTGTTTTAGTATTAAATTAGAACTTCATGATGCTAATTTATTTAATATTCCTATTAGATCAAACTGGAAAATAGATGGTGCAGAAATTGGAACTTTTGTTGAATTAAAAGCAATAAAAGATGAAGAAACAGATGAGATAGATATAACAGAAGATGAAGTTGAAGCTCCAGTTAGAAAAAAGCCAACTTTTTCTATCTTAGAATCATAGAAGAATTAAATTAATTTATTAATCATTTGCTAAATTAATTGATTTAGTAATTTGAATAAATATATTATAAGGAGATACAAATGCCATATCGTAATATATATGAAAAAGATTATACAAGACCTGTATCATCTGCTGCTGGTAGTAACTTTGCAGTTTTAGTTCCAGGTTTTGTTGGTGATGGAACACCAGATGAGGATACATTCGTTAATGGTGTTGCAGAGTTTGATACTCAAGCCGATTTTATTAAGAAGATTGGTAAAAGAAATGCTTTAGTTGAATATACTCCAGGTGTGAAGGAAAAAGATGCAACCGCACCAGTTATTGCTGATATATCTAAATATGTTCCAGCTGAAGCTGAGCCTACTGATGGTACAACTGATGAAACTCCAACTGATGAAACTCCAACTGATGAAAAAGCTCCAGAAGATACAATTACAATAACATTCAATAATGGTGAAACCACAGAAGAAATAGTTTTAATTAAAAAGGCTTATGCGGAAATATCTGATAGCCTTGAAGGTAAAACATTAGTTCGAGCTACTATTAATGAAAAACAAGCTATAACAACAGTTGGTGAATATAAATTAGGAAACTGTGAGTTCACACCAGTTGATCGTGAAGCTGCTGTTGATACTGAAAAGTATATTGTATTAGATTCAATTGGAAATGATCATATTGAAGCTGTTGATGAAGTAAAAATTTATCATTTTGGTAACCAAATCGCTTATGAATTATTAGGACTTGGATATCACGTTTTATTTAAAGAAATAAAAAGTGTTTCTGAGTTAAATACTGATGAATTCTACGATGGATTAGAAGACAAATCAGTTTATAATTTCAGATATATTCTTTCAGGATTAAGAACTGATAATACAACTGCTAATAATAAACTTGCTGCTTTAGCTACATTACGTGGTGATACTATAGCATTATTAGATTTAGATGAGAATTGTTATTTAGATCAAAAAATTCAGTCAAGTCCACTTGAATTAGCTAAAAGTATGACTAATACAATTAATACCTTAACTTCAGCTAACACCAACTCAACTATATTAGCTCCATCATTAAAGTTATATATGAATGATGATCAAGTTTATAACAATAAAACATTACCAATGTCTTTATATTATCTAGCATGTGCTAAGTATGCTTTAGAAAATAATTACAAAGAGTGGTATGCCGTAGCAGGTTATAGACGTGGTATTTGTAGATATACAATAGATAAACCATTATTAACTGCAGGTGAAACTTTAGTTAATAAATTATCTCCAAGACGTCAAACAACTATTGGAACAAATCCAGGTGGTGGACAATGTATCGTATCTAAAGCTTGTAATCTAGTAGCATTAATTAAAGGTAATTATTATATTTGAGGTAACAGAACTGCTGAAACACTTGGTGATGCTCAATCTGGTGAACTAAGTGCTAAACATTACTTAAATATTAGACAATTGATTACTACTTTAAAACAAGAATTATATACAGTATTAACTTCAAAAACATTTAATCCTAATAGTGATACATTATGGTATTCATTCAAGAGTGCTATAACACCTATACTAGAAACTATGGTAAATACTGATGGTATTGCTGATTATGAAATTAGACGTTCAGAGAATACTCAAAAAGGAACAATGAGTGCAGTAATCAGATTAGTTCCAATTGAAGCTGTTGAAGATTTCGAAATTACTATTTCTCTTGAGAATTCTCTTGAAGAAACTGGTACTATTTTAGAATAAGATAAAGGAGTAAAGAATAATGGCAGATACAAATTATAAACACAATTACCCTTCATCTCTATCTGGACATCATATTGCAAATAACCAGTATAGAAATAATGAAGCAGCTCGTACTGGATTTTTCTCTTTAAGAGTTAATGGTTTAAATGAAATTTATAAATCAACAACTACTTATACTGATCCAAATAAAGCTCCAAAGGCAACTGCTGAAAATGCATGGATGACTGCTGAAGATAACTTAGAGCTACATGTGGTTAAGTTCTTCGAACCAGACTTTACTATCACACCTTTAAATTACACTCGTGGTAATGAAGTTGTAAAGTTTGCTGGTAAGCCTGAATGGCAAGGTGGTGACTTAGTTGTAGATGACGTAATTGGAATGCATACTTATGAAATTCTACAAGCTTGGTTATTTAAAGCTTACAACCCATTCACTCAAAAAGGTGGACGTATGTCAGATTATAAGTTCACAGCTACATTAACACAATATACTCAAGATTACGAAGAAGTAAGAACTTGGACATTATATGGTGTATGGATTAGTGGATTATCTTCTGAAGGATTTGATAAAGAGAACGATGGTAAGAGACAAGTAACAGCTAAGTTCGAATACGATTGGGCTCTACCTGAAAAATTAGAAAATTAATTTTAAAATAGGAGATTAATCTCCTATTTTTTTTATTATTATATTTTTATTAAATTTTTATTAAAAATAATTAGCTAAATTAAATGTATAATTAACGAATAGGAGCTTAATATGGGTAGAAATAAACTCGACCGAAGCCAAAAAGTTATACAATCTTTTGAATCAACTAAACCATTAAAACAACGTTTAGAAGATGAAGCTAGTAAAAGAAATATAACAGTATCGGCGCTAATTAGAGAAATATTAGAAAAGCACTATGAAGAAAGGGATTAATTATGGAAAACGAGAAATTAGAAAACTATGAAGGTCAAAGACTAGAAAATTACACTATTAATGAAGGTTACTATCTTCCTTCACGTGGAAAAATCTATAGCAAGCCAGTTAAACCATTAGTAGAATTAACTGCAATGAATGGATTTGATGAATTAAGAAGAAAAGGAAATTCAGTAGCTCCATTAAAAGTACTAGCTGACTTAATTGAAAAGTGTATGATTGAAAAGCCAGCAATTCATGTTTATGATATGAGTTTAGGTGATTATCAATACTTGTTACAAAAATTAAGAGTAATCACCTATGGTTCAGCTTATCTTATGGATGTTAGATGTCCTAATTGTGGCAGACATGTTGAAATTGAAACAGACTTAGATGAATTTGAAGCTGAAGAATTAGATTTAGATGAGTTTGAAGAAAAAAGTAATATTACGCTTCCAGTATCTGGTGATAAGATTGGATTAAATTTCCAAACTCCACACTTAATTGATGCAATCGATGATAAAGCTAAAGAATTAAAGCGTAAGATGAAAGAACTAAAAATGGATTTCACATCATTTGCTACATTATTATTAACTATTAATAATGTTAATGGTGAACAATTACCTCTTGGTGATTTAGGTGAATATATCAAGAAAATGCATGCTAAGGATTTACGTTTCTTAGAGATTTCTATTGATAAGTTAAACGAAGTAATGGGTGGAATTGTAACAATTACAAAGACTTGCCCAGAATGTGAGGAAGAACTAGACGTAACCTTTCGCTTCGGACCAGACTTTTTTAGACCCGAAATATTGTAGTGATAATCCAGATGAATTATATGCTCCAAAACATTTTAAAGATGTAGTGCAAGAAGCATGGTTTATCTGTGACGCACTTCATATTGGATATGAAGATGTAATGAAAATGACTGTAGTTGAAAGACATTATTTCATTGAATTTATTAAAGCTAAGAATGAAGCTGTAAATAAAAAGATTGAAGAGTCTAGACAACAAGCTATGCAAAATAGACATAAATAGAGCATATTTACATATATGCTCTTTTTATTTATTAAATTTTTATTAAATTAATAGAAAGTTTGATTTGCTAAATTAACTGATAGTTTAATTGATTGGAGTTCAAGATGCCTGAAAAGAATTTAACTTCATTAAAACCATTATCTGTTGATAATGATATAAAAGAACAACTTAAACAAATTCATAAACAAATTAAGCAAGTTAGACTTGAGTCAAAACAATATGTTGAAGACGATTTACTTAAGTCTAAATCTTATTGGGAAGCTCAACTTGACTTCTTAAAGAAATATGAGCTATATAAAAAAGAAGCACGTGAAAGAGAATATACTGAAGACGTGCGTATACAAGATAAACTATTAGAATTTAGAAAAAGTAATGATGAAAAAGCTCTTAGATCAGAAACAACTGCTCTTGAACGTTTATATAAACAAAAGAAAATTTGATCAAAAGCTGATTTTGATGACCGAATAGCTGCTATCAATGCTGAATTCGATGAAAAGATTAAAAAGCTAGAACTTTACGACGGACTCAGTGCAGCAATGATGGAAGAGCGTAAACAGAAAGCCATTGAAGATGCAGAAGAGCAATATAAAAAAGGTCTTGAATTAGCTAAAAAAGAAATTGAAGAACAAAAGAAACGTGATAAAGAAAAAGAAAAGCGTGAAGAAGATAAGCGTAAAAAACAAAAAGCTAAAGATGCATATCAAGTATTAAATCCTTCTTTACGACAAGGTTTATCAAATGGACTAATGTCTCTTTTTAGTAAAGACTTTAGAGAACAAAGAAGAGCCGAAAAAGAGGCTGCTAAACAGGATTTAAGAGATGAAGGATACTCAGATAGTGATATTAGAAAAGGACGTATTACTGGTGTTCTTGATTCATTAACACATGCATTAGGTACATTTACTAAACAATTAGATTCAGCAATTACAACTACAGGTAATTTACAATCACAAATAGATACAAGATTATATGGTTCTAATTTAGAAACTAAAGGTGGTTCTATTTGGAGAAAAATAAGTTCAGATATAACAAGTGTTGCATCTGTATCACCAATTGTAAAAATGAATGACATTGTTAATAATTTAAAAACAATGGTTGATTCTGGTATTGTTTATAATGTTGAACAACGTGCATTCTTAGCTACAATTAAAGATAAAATTGCTACAACATTCGATGCTAATGATGCATCACTAAAGAAATTAATTCGTATCCAACAACAAGATACTACAGCTGGTAGACTTGGTATGGAAGCTGCATTAAATTCATTCTTAAATAATATGTATCAAACTACAGAATATTTAAAGGATTTAGCTACTCAAGTTAGAGGTGATTTATTCGAAGCTGAAGCATTATCTGATGCAAAGACTGGAACTGAACTAGAATATACAGTTCAAAAATGGTTAGGTTCTATGTATTCAGTTGGTGCTAATAACGTTCAAAATATCTCAAAAGCATTAGGACAAATCTTATCTGGTGATGTAAATGGTATTACTAGTGGTGGAGCTGGTAATCTATTAATTATGGCTGCCAATAGAGCTGGTGTTTCAGTTTCTGATATGTTATCTAGTGGTTTAAATAGTGATCAAACAAGTAATTTATTAGAAGAAGTTGTTAATTACTTAGGTGATATTTATGATCAAGCTAAGAATAGTAGAGTTGTTCAACAACAATTAGCTCAATTATATGGTTTAACTGCTTCAGACTTAAAAGCTATTGCTGGATTAGCTCAAGATCAAAAAGCAAAAAAAGCAATTTCTAACCAATTGAGTTATGATGGAATGGTTAATAACTTAATGAATATGGCAAACTCAATCACTAAGAGAATGTCTACTGGTGAAATGATGGATAATGTTTGGGAAAACTTTAAATATTCACTTGGTGCTAGTATTGGAGCAAACCCAGTAACATATGCTATCTATAAAGCTGGTGGATTATTAGATGATGTCGTTGGTGGTATAGCTTTACCGGATATTAAATTTATGGGTACAGGTGTTAACTTACAAACCACTGTTGCTGACTTAATGAGAGTTGCTGCATTAAGTGGTGGTGTTATGACTGGTATTGGTAGTATGTTAAGTGGTTTAGGTTCTGGTGGTAATGGAGCTTCAATGTTAAAGAAGTTAAATATAGGTGCAAACTTAACTACAGTTCAACGTGGTTCTGGTAATTTAGGAATTGGTGAACGTGGTGCTTCAACATCTTCATCAGGTTATGTTGGTAATGCTAGTGGATCTGATGTAAAGAATAAAGTTATGTCTGATGCTAGTGAAGAGCAAGAAAATACTTTAGCAACTGTTAAAGAGGAAAATACTGAAGTAACTATTGAAGACGTAAATGAAAATGTAGTATTAATTTATAAATTACTAGAAGATGTTACAACCGGAGCATTAACATTTAAAGTTGAAGACCAAGGCTCAACAACTAGTAACTGGATAAGAGATACACTTCATTAGAATAGGAGATAAAAATGTTTACTTTTGATAATACTCATATTTTTACAGGTTATTTAAAACAATATTTATCTTCATTTAACCTTCCAAAATATCGAGTTTACACAGCAGAAAATGAAAAATATCATAGAGAACATATCTCTGAACGTAAAAATGAAAAAGATATTTTTAAAACAGTATTTAAAAATACAAATAATGAAACATATCACAAAGACACAAAATATATTGAATATATCAAAGATGGATTTATTCAGTATTGTGTAGAAGAAAATGGAAGTTATAAGTGGATTAAATATGATAATAGACCATATGTATATAATAGATTAGACTTAAATCATACTAAGAGATTAGTATTAAGTTCAAATGTTTATGATACATATACTCATGAATACTTAGGAGATTTCTTAAGATTTCAAAGAGATTATAATCATGTAGACTTAATGCCATTATATAATTGTTTTAATAATAAAATTGTTAATCACTTAAATCTTGAATTTGATAAAACTTATTTTGAAACAGAAAACTTTGTTTCATCAGATGCAATTTCAAATAATCCAACAGTATATAATGTGTCATTTAAATCTTCTGATACTAACTATAAAATATATATGCTTCCAGTTAAGTTATTTCATGAATATACTATAGCTATAGATAGTCCAAATGTAATTGAAATGTGTTGTGGATTCTTTGGAGAATATTTAGATGAAAGAGAAAAGTTTAAACCTTTCTCTCAAGCTACTTATGTTAAGTATAAATCAATGAATTTTAACCAACCAGTAATATTTGATAAATTATTAAGTGAAAATTTAAGTAAAGAAATTAAACGATTAACTAATAATGGTGATTATATAAATACAGAATTAGCATTAATGGAAAAAGATTTAAAATTATTTATAAAAGTTCCACATGATTTAAATTCAACAATCACAATTCTAGAAGGAAATTATATTGGATGGAATGATTCATTCTATTCAAAGCGTGATAATAAAGATTTTAAATTTATTCAAAATAAATTCGTTACTAATTATCAAAATTATTCCGATGATCAGAAATTTGTACCAATTACAAGACTACAATTATTGAGTTTAAATACTAAAGTTAGTTATCCATTTGCAGATAAATTGTTAGAATATTTAGCTGGAAATGTAATTACAAATTTAGATACTATTGAAGATAATATTAAGAGAGTTGAAACTGTTTTAGCATTAAATGGTAATCCAATCCAAAGAGATTCAGATGGCAATCCATTAGGATTATGGACAGATCGTTATAGAAGAACAGTTTATGATAAACTAACAGATGTCACATCAATTGAACACTTAGATCAAAATAAAAATAAATCAAATTTAAGTGAAACAAACCTAGAAACATTAGGATTTGTTGATAAAGTTGCTGAGAAAAATTATACCTATTCTTATACTAATGAGGATGGTAAAACAGTCTTAACAAGTATTGCAGGTGTAGATATTTACTCAGAATAAAGATAGGAGATAAAATATGGGATATCAACCTTCTTATGAATACTCATCAGAAGTAATCAAAAAATATACCAAAGAAAATATATACCAAGCTCCTAAAAACTATATTTATATTTCTCACCTAGATGAGGATTATAGATATTGGAGATTACCAAATTGGCCTGATGAGTTCAATGATAGTATGCAATCATCTTTTGCTACTACTACAGCTTTAGGTAGATCTGCTCCAGTTTACACTTATTCAAATTCAGGTCCAAGAACTATTAATATTACATTAGTAATCCACAGAGATGAATTTGATGATGTTAATATGTCTTGGAGTAATTCAAAACTCGGATATGGTGAAGATTATGTTGATAATCTAATTAGAGCATTACAATCAATTGCTTTACCGAGATATAATGTAGATAATAAAGCAGTAGAACCACCTTTAGTTGCATTAAAAATTGGTAAATCTTTATTTATTAAAGGTATTGTAAATGGACCTGTCGGTGTTACACAAGGAAAACCAATTTTAAGAGGTGATTTATATGCAAACCTACAAGTGTCATTTTCAATAACTGAAGTAGATCCATATGATGCTACAACAGTATTTACTAATGGTTCTTATAGAGGTGAAATGAATACATTTAGACAAGGTGCTAGAAATATTGGAATAGACGATTAATTTGGAGATTTATATGGATAGATTAAAAAATAAATCTTATAAAAACTATAATTATACAAATCGATACACTACAGTACCATATTATTATGATACTAAAACTGGAAAATATGTTTATGGTATAGGAACTTCTATGGATAAATCAATTCCATACTATACTCATAAATTATCTAGTAATGATACATTAGATTACTTAGCTTTAAAATATTATGCAAATCCAACTTTATGGTGAATTATTGCTTATTTTAATGATATTATAGATCCATTTATTAAATTAACTGACTGTTATACTCAAATCAAAATTCCAAATATGGCAAGTATTAAATTTGGAGCAGATAGATAATGATAAACACTAAATTAAAATTTTCAGAACAAAGACGTAGTTTATTATCTGATGGTGCTAGAGTTCAAGTACCTTGGATAAAAGTTACTATTGGTAAATATACATTTGGAGTATTTTCAAAAACAAAAGCTACAAAAAATGTAGACGGTTTTTATGAAAATTTTAATGTAATGTATCCAAATTATATTTCAAGACTAGATATAACAAAAATTAATGGTCAAGTTAATCAATACACATTAACTATTAATTATCCTATTACAGTTAATGATGATCCAAATTTCTTTGAAAAAGTCTTTTCGAGTGTAAGTAGTTCACGTAAAATAGTCTTTACTTATGGAGATTGTTCATTACCAACTTATGTTTATAAAGACGAAGAAGCAATTATTACAAAAGTTACAACAAATGTATCTCTAGAAAGTTCTAAAATAACTTATGTTGTTAATGCAACTTCAACAGCAACATTAGGTCTATCTGGCTCTATTACTAGAATTAGTGATGAAAGACCACATAAACCTAGTGATATAATTAAAGGATTATTTAGAGATAAAACAACAGGACTTCAAGATTTATTTAAAGGTATGAGCGTTGATAACTTAGATAAATTAATAGATAGTTCAGACCAAGCAGTTGTCTTACACTCTAAAGTAAATATTTCAGTATTAGATTATATTTCATATTTAGTAAGTTGTATGATTCCAGATGGCTCTGTTGTTGGAGATAGAAGTAATGCTATATACATATTAACTATTCATGATGAAACATTATATGATAGAGCTTATGAATCTTTAGGAACAGCTAATGATTTATTAAATGTAGGTCCTTATTTTAAAGTTACTAGAACAACACACTTAGGAAATCATTCAGACGCGTATAATATTGATGTTGGATATAATACTTCAACTATTGTTTCTAACTTTTCATTACAAGATAATGAGAATTATGCATTATTCTATGATTATCAAGCTGAATTAAATCAAAATAATTATGTTAGAAGAATTAATTCAGATGGAGTATGAGAAGATGTGTATGCTCCAAGTTTAGCTTCAAAAAATGAGCATTTTGAAGTTAGAACTGAAGATAGAACATGGTGGACAAAGATAACAAAATATCCTGTAAAAGCTTCTATAACCATTCAAGGATTATTACGTCCAGCAGTATTAATGTCTTATGTAAGATTAAATGTAATCTTTCCTGGTGGACATAAACATATTTCGTCTGGATTATATATTATAACAAGTCAAACAGATTCAATTAGTGAAAGTGGTTATAAAACAACATTATCTTTAACTAAGATAGATGGTGATGATGATATTAAAATTTAACGTTTAGGAACGTTTTATTTAATTAATGATTAATTTAATTACTTAATAAATAAACGCTATCCTGGTGACGATTTCTATTGAAAGGAACGATAATTATGTTAACTCAAGCTGAAATTAAACAAGTAATAACTCGTAATAATCTAAGTGGATCCTCTGAAGAAACAGGTGTATACTTAGTCCATATTCCATTATTCGATACAGTAACAAAAATTAATACACTTGTTTATGCTCATGCATTATACAATGATGCAGGATATGGTTCATATGAAGTCGGTGATTTAGTGTGGGTTGGTTTTGAAAAGAATGAAGCCGGTAAGCCAGTAATTCTTGGAAGGATGTATCAAGGAAGAGAGTTAGCCACACTTAAAAATAAATATAAATCTCAAGTTACTGGTAAGGATTTAGATATTAAAGAAAAAGCATCATTACCTTATGATACTTTATTTAAAGATAAAACATTTGCAAGTCTTAATACTGATGTAATTAATTTAAATGAAAAAGTTGAAAAACTGCTTCCATTAGTTGAACTTCAAAATGCTGATACAATGGATACTGAACAAAGATACATTCGAACTAAGAATATTAAGTATAGTGCTGAAAAAACGTTTTATAATAATGTTAAATCAACTCAAGCAGAAGTTTATACATATAACTTACTTATTCCATCTCAACAAGTATTTACTAGAATGAGCGTAGCTGCTTTATCGAGTTATTCGCCTAATTATAAATTACCAAATGGTGATTTAATCATTCATAATATTAATGCTTACTGTTTACTTACAGAAAGTAATCAATCAAGACATTTAAATATTAGTCCATATATTTATATTCAAACTGTTGGATATGGTAAATCTAAAACTAATGATATATTTTTTGATACTATAAGATTTTGTGAAGACTTTGATATTAGTTCTCAATTTAGTATTACTTTAGATTACTTATCTTTAAATATTGAATATTCAAACATTACAAAGAAATAATATAAAAAAAATAAAGTTATTAAATATTTAATAACTTTATTTTTACTTTTAATTGCTAAATTATATAGTTAGTTGTAAAGGAGATTAAAAATGCGTTCAATTAAATTTCCAAATATGTTTAATACGAATAGTACTAATGTATGAAAGTCTTCTGAGTATAAAGAAGCAACCGCACAAAACACAGAATTAGTTCTATTAAGTGAACGTCGTTCTTTAATCGGTGACCCATTCTGGGGTGGATTAATCGATTCATTAACTTTTGAACAAAACTCTCAAATGACATCTGAAATTTTGGCTGATGTAATTTATGAACAAGTTTCAATTTTTATACCTCAGTTAAAAATTAGACGTGAAGATATAGTTATAAGACGTGAATCAGGAAAAATATATGCAGATATTCATGGAATAAATCAAATAGATTATCAAAATGATCTTTACACTTTAATACTTTCAAATAATTCATTAAACGAGTAAACAGGAGAATGAAATATGATAAATAATAAAGATATCGCTGCAATTGAATTATCACCAACTGCTAAAGATTATTATCAAATATGGAACGAATTACTAGAGACTGCAAAAAAGCTTTCTGCTAGATGGGATCCAACAACAACAAATGAATCAGATCCTGGTATCGTTTTATTAAAAGTTATTACAGCTATTGTAGATAGACTAAATTTCCAAAATGATATTACAGCTCTTGAAGTTTTTATGCCATCTGCATCTGAATTTGAAAGTATGCAAAAATTATGTAATATGATGGGATATAATATTAAATATTATCAATCAGCAACAACTGATGTTACGTTATATTATAGTGGACAAAAAGAATGGACAGAGTCTTCTTATTTAATTCCAATGTTTACTGCTTTTACAAATGCAGATAAAAGTATAAATTATTTTACAACTGAACCAAAATATTTAACAAAGAATTCATACGGAGTTCTATTACCTTGTATTGAAGGACAAATAGAACAATGTGAATCAGATAATGATAATATTATTTCTATTTATCAATTAGATGATAATCATAGATATTATTTCTCTGAAACTCAAGTTGCTCAAAATGGTATCTTTGTTTTCAATATTAATGATGGAAATAAGAGTGAAAGATGGACTGAAGTAGATAATTTAAATTCTCAACAAGCAAAGAGTAAAGTATATAAATTTGGATTTGATTCTAGATTAGCAAAACCATTCATCGAATTCCCTGAAGATATTAGTTCAATAATTGAAGACGGTCTAGAAATTTATTATACTAGAACATCTGGTATTAGTGGAAATATTAGTGCTCGTGAATTAAGTGCTTTCGTAACAGTACCTTCAACATTAAGCGATGGACTTGATGGTGATTCAGCAAACTATACTATTGTTAATGCTTCATCATCAACTAATGGAGCTAATATTGAATCAATTCCTGAAGCTTATACTAATTATAAAAAGACAATAGGTACTTTTGATACATTAATTAATTGTAGAGATTATATGAATAAAATCTATCAATTAAAAGATGATGCAAATATTGATTTAGTTTCAAATTGTTTAGTTTCAGATATTAATAATGATATTAACCACTCTATTAAATTATGTACATATAATGATTATGGAATTTATTATAAGAACGTTCAAACTTCTGATGATTCTCCTATTGATAACTTTACATTAACATTATATCCATTTAAGAGAGTAAATAATTTAAATACTAAATCTGAGTACTTAAATTCATTTAAATTGGATAGAAGTGTTTTAACAGATATTGAAACTAAGCTTGAAAATCTTAAGACATTAGTTCATAAATTTAGATTACCTTCTGAAGAATACGGTGACAATAAAGAACCAGAAATTGTTGCAATTAAGAATTACTTACAATTAAAGGCTATCATTACTACTACTGAAAGAGTAAATAAAGCCGAGCAAAGCGTAATTCTAGCAAACATTAAGACTGCAATTTATGAAAACTTTAATTTACGTAAATTAGATTTTAGTGAACAAATTCCATATGAAAGCATACTAGAAGTAATCACTAATGCAGATAAAAGAATTAAGAATGTTAACTTAGACGAACCAACATTATTAACAAAATTTTTATTAGCAAATAATAATGAATATAGTGTTGCTAGTACTTATTCTATAGATCAATCAAATAAAAAATTTAATAACTTAAGTGGTGAAGAACAATTAAGTAGAAAGATATATAATAAACTTGCACTTAGAAATATCTTAGCTGGAAAGCTTGAGTTATTTAATTATAATACTGAATTTAAATCATCATTCACTGAAGCTAAATATCCAGACACTACTACTATTAGTGTTGTAACACCAAAGGCAGGAGATTTAGAAAGATATGGTGTTGTAAAAATTAATACAGCAACTCAATATGATTTAAATAGTACTGGAGATAAAAAATTAACTAATGGTGAAATAATTCAATTTAGATCTAAAAATCTAAGAACAACAATTACATATCCAGCATATGTAAATTATTATTTATCATTAAAAAATACTTCAGGATTGGATAATTCAGCAAAACCTGCATCATTTATCACTTTATATGATTGTTTAATGTATTTAGGTAAATCATCAAGTACTCCATTATCATTTAGTACAAGTCAGAGTTCATTTACTTTTACACCTACTTCTATCTCAAATGAAGTTGAATTTAATGCTTACGATGGTAGAGAAATCTTATTTGTACAATCTACAACAGATAGTACTAAATATAACACAGGAAATGGTTGAGTAAATGACCAACGTCAAAGATTCGTAAGTGACACTACATATTATACTTTAAATGTAAAAGCTGCAGATAATTTCTACGCATTAGTTTCTTATATTAAAAAGAAAATTCTTGTTAACTCAATTTATTATGACGGAATTTATAAATGTTTAGGTGCAAGCAAGAATTATATTCCAGGATACTTAATTGATCAAAATCAATATAAATATACTAGATTACTTTTTGCTCCAGTTAATGGTAGCTGGACTAGTTACTTTGTTCAAGATCCAACTAATGGATATGCTAAAGCAGAAAATAATTATAGCTTAGGTAAGGATGCTGTTCTAGAAGGTCTTGCAAAGAATGGTGAATATCAATTAAAAGATGGAGAATTCTTATTAATTAATTACACTAATTCAGAAACAGAAACTGACGGTACATCACAAAAAGAAACCATAATAAATAAATATTATGGAAAAGGAACTATAATTAGACCTAATTTTAAAATGGTTGATTCAATTCAAAAGTTCAATGCTGGTAGTTCTTATACTAAAACAGATATAGATTTTAAAACTGCATTCGACGAAGCTAACGTTCAATTAACAAATACTGTTTATTCATTATTTACATTAGGTTCTGATGAACAAATTGAGATAAGAGAATTTGCTGATATTTATTTAGATTCAAACACAGTGTACTTATATTGGAATTTAAATAATAGTTCAAATGTATTAAGACTTAAGTTTGAATCAAAGAAAACTGTTGGTGGTTATAATGTATATACTCACACTTATACTCTAAGTGAGAATGAATATATTTATTATTCAGATCAAAATCAATTAGACATGGCATATTATGGAAATGGTACAAAGATTTCTATGAAACAATATGTCTCAGTTTCAACTTCTGTTGATGAATCAGAATTACGAGCTGATAGAACATTCTATATTAAAGATAAGACTGTAAATAATGAAACAATTTTAACTGAAGGATTAAGAAGTATTCCTTGGCAAAAATTTAACTTTGATTCACACTCTATTGATTCAAATAAAACATTCATGGTTTTAACTGAATATAATTATATAAATTTAATCGAAGGTGATTATATTGTTAACTTAGAATTAGATACTGAAGATTCAGATGAGTCTGATGGCTCAGCATTAGCGAGTGAACAAAAAATTGGTAATGACTGAGTTAAAATTAAGCAAAACAGTCTAGTTAGTTATTATTCAGACGGTGTTTACAAAGAATTACCAAAATTAGATTTTGAAGATAAAGAAAATTACTGGGAAGTCTCTTGTAAATTAGTTTTAAACTGTGGACCGGATTTAGATCAAACATTAGTAAATACTAATGATACAATTACTTTACATTTATTAAGTAAGACTATAATTAATGATATTATTAATAGTTATAATGAGACTGGTGCGGATATTAAAGGAAGTATTGATAGCAAGATTGCAGAATATACTCAATCACCAGACCAATCAAATTATAAACCAATAGAATTAAAGAAAACTAATAATCAATATCCATTAAACTTAAAATCTAATTATGAATTAAGAAATGCATATGGTGATATTTATACTTTAATTCAGACTACAGATTCTGATACTGGTGAAGATACATTTATTTATGACTTTAAAGTTAAATCAACTAGTATAAATAATCTTACAACTGCTTTAAATACATCATTAAATCAATCATTACATAACGTAAGTGATAATTTAACAAGATTTTCATTCAATGAAATCTTCAACTCAAGATTAGTTACTCAAAATCTTGATTATAAACCAAATGATGATAATGTTAATCTAAGTTTATTACTTCCAATTGAAAATGCTGGTGCAGGTACAACTCAAACAAATTGGCAATATGGAATAGTGATGATTTATTATATTAAAAATCAAACTACTAAGACAAATGTTCAAGATGTTGCAATAACACTTTCAACCGCTACATCTGCACCAACACCAAAGATATTTGGAAACTTTGTTAAAGATCCAGAAGATAATCTATCAAATGTAGATCCATCTAAATTTGGTTGGTGGAACCAAGACAGTGATAGTTTAAGTGCTGATACATATTATAGTTATAATAGTGGTACTTATTATAAATTAAAACCAGGAATAAACATTTTATATATTCCATCATCAGTTACATTAAAGATTTATCCAGATGTTTATTCTGACGATGGTGGTACTACATATAAATTAAAATGTGAAGATTCGATCATCATATCTGATTTAAGTTTAGTTAATGCAACTAGAGATAATATCTTCGGAATTAATTTAGATTTAGTTCATTATTATATTACAACTAAAGCTTCACCAAGTGATAATGAAGTTAGTGATATTGGAAAGCAATTAATTCTTGATATTAGTAAGATAGATAAAGATAATGAATTCTTCTACAATTCTCCTATTAACAATAATAATGCAATTGATATTAACACAAAAGCATTAGATGTTAATGGAGATAATGAGAGTTTACAAAGTCCAAATATTTGGTACAGCAGAAACAATGTAAATAATCCATATGTAATTTCTGAAATCGATATAAAGTCAGTTGATAGTAATATTCAAATAGCTAGATCTTCAATGAAGAATTAAGGAGACATTTATGATAAAGATTCAAGATGAAACTCCAAGCATTTATTATAACAAATCTCGAGACTTCCAATTTATTGGTAGATTATTCGAGATTATGTTAAATTATTCAAAAACAAATACAGATCTATTATATAGTTTACCTTCTAAAAATACTGACTTTGCAGATTTATTAGCTCTAACACTTGGAATCAACTTAAAACATGATTATAATACAGATCAGTTAATGGCTATTTGTAGTATATTTCCAACAATTCTAAAAAATAAAGGAACATTTAATGCATTAAAGTTAGTCGGTGATACTATTCTTCATGCAGAAGGTATCACTGATAACTTCGATTATCAATTTGATTCAGATAATTACACATTAACAATCTTCATTCCTATAGAATTAACAGATTTAAGTTTATTTAATGATTTATTAGAATATATTTTACCGGCTGGTGTTTGTTATAATATTGTAAAAACAACAAGAGTAAAAGAAGTGATAACTCAAAAATTTGATTTAAACGAAAAAATGACTATCACAAAATTAGACCTTGAAAGAACAGCTAAATTAAGAAAAGAGTATGATAGTAAACATACTCAAATAGGTGCTCAACCTGGATATTTAATTAATACAGGAATTATTAGACCTACAAGTACCTTAGATAAACCTAAGGAAACAACCACAGATAATATTGTTTATCAAGATGACAAGTTATCTGAATAATATATAGAAAGTTGAGTGTAATATGACTGATACTTATTTAGACTCATTACAATACACTGGAACAATTATTGTTAAAGAATTTAAAGGTAAAGAGTTAATAAAAATAAATAAATTTCATAATCAAGGTTGTGATCCGTTATTTAGATTCTTTGCAAAGTGTCTTGGAGGAGATTTTGCTTCTGCAAAATTATTAAAACCAACTAAGATAAAATTATTTGATGTTATTAATAAAAATTCCGATTCGCCTGCTGGATTTGATTTTAGTACTACATCAATGAGAAATGTATCTACTGATTTTATTTATTTAGATACAAATGTATTTGTACAAGAAGATAAAGCTACCTTTAGATTTTCAATTCCATATTCATATCTAATTGGTAGCTTCCTATCTGTTATTGGATTATATGCTGATTCAGAAACAAATGATAAAGCACCTTGTGCTTATTATCTACTAACAAAAGAAGTTGTACAGAATTATAATAAGATATTAGAATGGGATCCAGTAGATATTCGAGATAAAAACCATAACTTTAGTTTATTAGTTGAATGAACAATGCAAGTAAGTAATCCAGAAAAAATTAAAGAGAATAATGTTGTTAGTAGTAATTAAGGAGAAAAAACATGGCTATAAATTATTTTAAAAGTGATAATGTAGAAGTTTATCCTTCAGCATATAGAGGAACATATAAAAAAGATAATGAATTATATACTTATAATGTTGAAAGTTCAATTTATACAGAAGTAAATCATACATTATTCTCACATATTAATAAAGATACTTACATTATTACTGATCCAGATAAAGTCTCAAAAAATAATCCACTTGAAGTATTGATTCATGGATATTATTTTAAAATACTTAATCCAAGTGAGCTTTTTGATACAACAGGTAAATTCAATATTAGTTATTTAGGTATTAGAACTAAGTTAGTTCCTATTGGTACAGATCAAAATAGTACAATTTTATGTGCATTTACTAATGATACTAATGTTGATAGTACTGGAACATTAGATGTAGCAAATGGTGATTTTGTCGGACTAGCTTATTCAAAAGATGTTAAACCTGTAGAAGGCCAATCATCTGAATATAAATACTATTTCTTAGACTTTACTACTAATGACAAAAATGAATTATACGGTAAAATCAAAAATGTTGATTTAGAAGACGATATTATAACTACAGAAAAAATAGTTGATCAAAGTGTTACTACAGACAAATTACATGATGGTGATATCACAACTGAAAAAGTTAAAGATGAAGCTATTACTCATGAAAAAATAGCTGATAATGCTATTGAAAATAATAATATTAAAAATAATACTATTGAAAATGTAAAGCTTCTTAATAAAACTATTGAAGGTAATAAGATTAAAGACAGTACTATCGGTACAAGTCATATTATTGATAAAGCAGTTACTTCTAAGAAAATTGCTGAAAGTAATGTATTAACTGAGCATATCAAAGACGATAATATTACTTTTGATAAACTTGGACCTGGAGCTATTAAATATGATCCAGATAAACGTATTATAGCTGATGATGCAATTAGAGCAAGTAATATTGCTGCTAATAGTATTATTGAAGAGAAAATTCAAAACTCAGCAGTAACAACTAAGAAAGTAAATGATAAAGCAATTACAACAGAAAAAATCGCAGATAAAGCGGTTACAAACGATAAGATTGCTCAAAGTGCAGTAAAGACTGATAATTTAGATTCTAATGCGATTATTTATGGTGCTAAATATATTGTAAATGCTAGTGGAAATGGAAATAGATATACTCGTAGCGATAAATTATTATTTATTGACAATGGTGAAATTAAAGAAAGTAACGTTAACATTGGTTCTGTAAATAACCCAGTATATTTAGATAATGGTATATTTAAGTCAGTTAATAGAACTGGTTCTTATTCTAAACCAATTGTTGGAATAAATGATTTAAACTATGCTTTTGTTAATGATGGTATTCAATTTAATAGTTATGCAAAAATTTATCTTTCAGGAAATAAATTATATGTAAATAGATCATTAGATTTATCAAATAATAATATTGAAAATATTAAAAAGATTAATGTAGGTGAACTTAATGCAAATACGTTTACAGCTCAAACATTTAAAGTAAGTGGTTCTATTATTTGTTATGGTAGTCCAAGTATTAAACTTGCAGGTGGACAAAACATTGTTTTCCAAGATGTACCAAGTGAGCATACTGGAACTAAATTATTTATTAAGACAAATAATAATGGAATAAAACTATCTGCAGAACATTATGCTTATAATCCTAGTTCATGTTCTAGTACAAAAGATACAGAAAATTATTTATGGTTAACAAAAGATTATACTCAGTTAAATAAAAAATTATGTGGTACTGGAAGTCTTATTCTAACAAACTCTAGTTCTGAATCTTCTCGAATAACACTAAATAGTTCAGATATTAGTATTAAAACTGATACTATAGTTTTGAATAATGATACTAAGATTTCAAATGGTAGAGTTCGATTCATTAAAACTCCTTACTTTAACAAAGGTATATATTCTGATACTTTTGACCTAACATATTCTTGATGGTCAAATCTTTGAAAATATAGTGATTATTATTATAATAGTTCTCTATTACAGGATATAGTTGCAAACACAATACATGATCGTGGATATACATCCAGTACATTAATATTAATAGAAGGAGTTGTTTACTTTAACTTAAGTTATCATGATAGTGATCAACTTCGAAGAAGAATCGGTATACCATTTGCAATAAGTGCTTACTATTATAGTAATGGAAATTATGTTGATAAACTTCCTGATTCTTATGATCAGAGTTATGTTGCTGTTGCAAATCTAGATTATTTATTAGGATGGGATAAAGATAATGGAGGTATTTATCTAGAAATCGAAAATAGAGAATTTAGACTTAGAGGATTTAAAGGACAAGGAAGCAATAACGAAGTATTTCAATATATCGATAAGCCTGGAATCATTATTTCTAGAATTAGTACATTACATTAATATTTAATTAAACTTAAATATAAATATTATTTAAAAGAGATAATATCTAATATATATTATCTCTTTTTATTTTTTATAAAATTAAATAAAAAATTTTATAAAAAATATATAAATATTA